TGACGAGCTATGGGGCGAGTGGAGCGGCGAAGTGGGGTGGACGGTGCCGGGACATCTTGAACGAGTTTGGGCCAGCGATGTTTGACGTGGATGTATCGGGATCGACTTCGGCCAAAGACCGTTGGGAAATCAACGGGCACGCTGGCGGGATGCTGACGGCTGGCGTCGGAGGTCCGATTACGGGCGAAGGTGCTGACATCCTGATTATCGACGATCCCGTTAAAAACGACGAGGAAGCCATCAGCCCGGTCATCCAGGACAAACATTGGGAGTGGTGGCAAAGTACCGCCGAAAGCCGCTTGGAGCCGGGAGCGGGCGTGCTGTGCATTATGACTCGATGGCATGAAAACGACTTGGCGGGGCGATTATTAAAGCAAGCTGCCGAGACGGGCGAGAACTGGAAAGTGTTGAATATGCCAGCGATTGCCGAGAGTGATGAATTCATCGACGGAAAGCTGTTTCGTAATGATGGTGCGGCATTGTGGCCGGAACGCTGGCCGCTGACGGCACTGGAACGCAAACGACGCAATAGCGACCTGTATTGGTGGCTTTCGCTTTACCAGCAGCGACCCGCCAACTACGGACGCAGCGAGTGGCCTGCCGAATACTTTGGCGACCATATTTGGTATCAGGGCGATTGGCCGACGCGACCGAGCGAGTATTCCTATCGCTACATGGCACTGGACCCGTCCAAGGGCAAGGACGCCAAAAAAGGCGATTACTCGGCACTAATCATGCTGGGCGTGCGAGGCGGAAAACTGTACGTCGATGCCAAGGTGGCCCGGATGCCGGTATCGCAGATCGTGGACGTGGGCTTGAACTGTGCCTACGACTTCGCACCGCACGGATTCGGCATCGAGGGGAACGCTTGGCAAGAGCTAATAGCGGCCGACTTCATTCGCACGCAACAGGCTCGCAACTCCGCACCGTTGCCTATCTTTACCATCGACAACCGGGTCAACAAGATGCTGCGCATTCAGCGTCTCGGACCGTACTTGATGAACAAGCAAATCGTGTTTCGCAACACGCCCGATTGCAAGCTATTGGTTCAACAATTGAAAGACTTCCCGCTCGGACAGCATGACGACGGACCAGACGCCTTAGAAATGGCGATTCGCCTGTTGAACGAAGCTACCGGGTCAGTATCCGAACGTGTCGCTGGCCGTGTGGCCTAAAGGATTACGAACATGGGACGACGAAAGAAACAAAAGCAACTGTCGGAAAGCCTACACGCTCGGCTCGAGGAGGCATTGACCGACTTCACAGATAACTACGTCGATCCGACCGGAGCCTATCGAGACGACGACGGCGAGCAATGGATTCCGATTCAGGGCGGCACGAAGGGAACGCGATTCTCTACCTGGATTTATGGATTTCAGGACGAGTCGCAGCTATTCACCGCTCAGGCGGAATGCCGCAATCTCATGTTTCTCAACGAGTTCGCCCTGAACGCCCACGAGAACCGTACGAGCTACATCGTCGGACCAGGGCACAAGTACAAGATAGGCTGGATCAAGGGCAAGGAAGGCTCGGACGCTACGCTCGAAGCCGTGAAGGAGTGGCACGATGAATTGCTCAAGGAAAACGACTGGCAGTGTCGGCAGCAAGAAATTGTGAAACGCCGCGACCGAGACGGCGAGGTGTTTATTCGGCTGTTCTTCGATGCGGACGGCATGACCCGCATTCGATTCATCGACACGATGACTGTGTGCCAGCCCAAGGAATACAACCTCGACAATAACACGTTTGGCGTCGAGACGGACCCGGAAGATATCGAGACGGTAACAGGCTACTGGGTGGATGGCGAGCGAATCGACGCGACAGAGATTCAACACCGCAAGTCGAACGTCGATAATAGCGTCAAGCGTGGAATCCCGCTGATGTACCCGGTTCGCAAGAACCTGCGACGTGCCGAGAAGCTGCTGCGCAACATGAGCGTGGTGGCACAGATTCAGGCTGCCATTGCAATCATTCGCAAGCACGGTACATCGAGCAGCGGAACGGTTCAATCGTGGCAGACGGGGCGTGCCGATGTGTCGATCCAGAACAATGTCACAGGCAAAACGAGCAACTTCAATCAGTACGGGCCTGGGTCGGTACTCGATTCGTCCGGTGCCATCGAGTACGAGTTCCCATCGGTCGGCATCAACGCCTCGAACATGGTGGGCGTGCTGCAAGCCGAGTTGCGAGCCATTGCCAGCCGATTGGTGATTCCCGAATTCATGCTCACCAGCGATGCCAGCAACGCGAACTATTCGTCGACGATGGTATCCGAGGGGCCAGCGGTCAAGAAGTTCGAGCGTGAGCAGTCTGAGCAAATCGAGGCGGATTGCAAGCTGTTCTTGCAAGCGATGGACTGGGCGATTGCGAAGGGTAAGGTTCCCGAAGCGGCACGCGGCACAATCAAGATATCAGCCGAACCGCCCAGCTTGCTAACACGCGACCTATTGCAAGAGGTCCAGGCAAATCAGATCAAGGTGACTGCCGGGGTGCTGTCGATTCAGACGTGGTGCCAGCAGGACGGACTCGACTATGAAGAACAGCAAGAGAACCGCAAAGAGCACAAGGAAAACTTCGGTGATTTGGAACCGGTTGACCCGAACGCGGCGAAGCTGGAGTTGGCGAAGCAACCGGGACAATCCGCTGTCGATCTAGCTAACGAAGCGGTGCAAGCTCACTGGGGTAAGGATTTCGGGGAGGCGGTTTGATGGTCACGACGGTTGATTCTGTCTTGCCAACCATTTACGGCAAGGATGACCTAAAGAAAGTGCTTCGGAACCTGAAGAAGCTTTCGGATGAAGATCAGCCAGAAGGGCGCAAAAAGGTTAGCGCCACGCTCGCTTGGAGGATTGCGAGTAGCCTCATGCTGCACAATGTTGACGCCATGTTTATCGACGAATCACCTTCGCCGATTGGATTCAATGCCTGATATCGCCAACCGCACACAGATCGAAGATTCGCTAAGCGAAGTCATCGCCAAGCTGCTTGCGCGTCAGCGTCGTGAGTTTCTTCCAGCGGTTGAAGCCGCACCACCAGAAGAAACAGACCGACGTTACGGAGCCGTCTGGCTGCCACGCTGGCGACGTTTGGCCGAAGTGCTGACGATTGGACTGGCTATCCCGCTGGTGGACATCCACCGTATCGGTAGACGTGGTTTGGACAAGTCTCTCGGGTTGGGACTGGACTCGGATTACGGGGACTCATTAAGCATGCAGTGGGGCGTGGCACGGGCTAAGGCGGCTGCCGACTTAATCACCGCCAACACGCGGAAGATGTTCGAAGCGGCAAACGCGAAAGACCTGCCGAGCGACGTGACCCGCACTGAGATTCTACGTGCTGCGACTGACCGGGTGTTCTCGAAAGACCGTGCCGACAATATCGCGATTACTGAGACTACCAACGCCCATTCGGCAGGCGAGTTCGCGGCACGCGATATGTCGAACCAAAAGGGCAGTGGACCGTCGATCTTCGCACACTGGCAGACGGCTGAAGATGACAAGGTGTGCCCGATTTGCTTGCCGCTGAACGATCAGCCTGAATACCTGTGGGTGCCGAAGTTTCCGAACGGACCACCGGCACATAACCGCTGTCGCTGTTTTCTAGATTGGCGGGAATGAACCCCACAACCCTATTCGCACAGTGCGATTCCATCGCCGTGAAGGAGTTGCTTCGCTACCACATTTGCGACCAGTTCACGCGCATCGGCAGACGGCTAGCGTGGGCCGATACGGCGTTCGAAGCACTGATGCGACCGATTGAATACGAGCACGCGGCGAGGCGATATCAGGGCATTGCTGAATACCATGCGCAGCGTGAGATGTTGACATGGCCGAGCTAACCAGCAAGCAATTCCGCGAACTAATGAACGCCAAGGCGAAGGGCGACCGGGAACGTGCCTTGCGCCTCTTCAACCAGCACGAGCCACAGACCGAGGCGAAGGCCAATGCACGCAAGGCTAGGAAGCGAAAGCGTAAATGATTCAGGCTGTTTCTCAGTGCCAGCACGTCTATCGCGTGCAGCGAACCACGACTCGAGGTAATCGTCGCGTGCAGTACGCCTATTGCGCCAAGTGCGGGCACGCACGCAAGAACGTGATTATTCTCCCGGCGACGGAGTTTCGGGTTCACTTCTGGATGACGCGACCAGCTTTCTTGGCTGGATAACGATCCGCATTGGGCTGGTGGGATCGGCTCTCTCTTGAAAGCACTCGACGTAATCAATCTCTACGTCTCCCATCGACTCAATCGCACGAGTGATTAGGTCAATCGCACACTGGCGGTCATACACCATAGTGCTGAGCGCCATGAAGTTTCGTGTGTCACTCGTAAACTTAGAGAAGTCTGAATCCATTTCAGCCATTGAAATACCCGTTCTAGATTGGAACGCACTTCGCTCACCTCACTGCCCACTAATCATATCCTTAGGGCATGAAGTGCGAAACGCTTGTAGAGGCATTCGGTGACAGTGGAACCACGCTCACGGTGAATCGTGAGTCGGGCGTCATTTCCGGCGTCAAGATTCTTGGCCTGGAGTCGCTGAACGGTCGCAGCTATCTGCCGGAAGCGGCACGTAACGCGGTCAGCCTCTACGAGGGTGCGAAGGTCAACGTCGACCATCCGGCTCGGGGCAAAGAACGCGAACCGCGTAGCTACGAAGCCCGCATCGGCGACTTTCGCAATGTGCAGTACCTCGAAGGTAAGGGACTGTACGGCAACTTCCACTTCAACCCAAAACACGCACTCGCTGAACAGCTTGCTTGGGATGCCGAGCACGCACCGCACCGACTAGGCATGAGCCATGTGGTCGAAGCCAAGACTTCGCAGCGTGGTGGAAAAACCGTTGTCGAGTCGATCAGCCGAGTGCAGTCGGTCGACCTAGTTGCAGATCCCGCCACTACGAGCGGTTTGTTTGAATCAATCCAAAACGAGGAACCGGCTATGAGCCTGACGCTGGAATCGCTGGAAAAAGACCACCCGGAATTGCTCGAAGCCTATCAAGCCAAGCTCTCCAAGAGCGAAGCAGCCAAGGCTCGCGATGCGGAATTCAAGGCATTGCAAGAGCAAGTCGCGGCTTTCGAGGCGAAGGAAGCCGCAGCCGCACTCGAAACGGAAATCGACGAATTGCTCGAAGGTGCCGGTGTGACCGGTAACGACAAGCTACGGGCATCGTTGCGGAAGATTTCTGACGCCGACAGCCGCAAGGCGTTGGTCGAGTCGATCCAAGAGCAGATCAGCGAATCCCGCAAACCCAGCGGAAAACCACGCTCGAAAGAGCAAACCAAGTTCGATGGCGAACCACTCACGACCGAGGCTGTTGTCTCTCGGCTGTACCGCTAACACACGCCGCACTTCTCAAGGGAGATATGAGCGATGACGAAGCTAGTTGACATGCCAGAAGCCTTGAAGGGCCGGCGAACATTCGGATTCTTCGATGATTTCGAGTGGATGATTACCGTTCACCGCTGGACTTCCACGCTGACCGACTCCGGTACGGCGACTGTCGCCAACGGCATCGGTGGCATTCTGCCGCTGGTCGCTTCCGATGGTTCGGTTGCTGATAACGACGAAGCCTACATCGGGACGAGCAACGCCCCGTTTACCTTCGCGGCCAACAAGCCGGCCGTATGCGAAGCTTCGGTTCAGTTCACCGAAGCCAACACAGACGACGCCAATATCATCTTCGGTTTTGCGAGTTCATCGGCTGCCAACCTGTTGCTGGATGACGGTGGCGGACCACCGGCGAGCTACACGGGACTTGTCTTGTACAAGGTCGACGGCGGAACGACCTGGCAGGCGGAATCGAGCGTCGGGGCAACCCAGACCTCGGGCGCTGCGGTTTATACCCCGGCTGCGATCACGGCGGCTGGCGGCATCACCGCTGGCGGTGCGAGCTACCAAACGCTGCGGATCGAGTACGAGCCGTACTCGTCCACCAAGGCCAAGGTCAACTTCTTCGTTGATGGCGTCCTGCTGGCTTCGCACGATTACACGTACACCTCGGCGGCCGCTTGCAAGCTGGTCGCTGGCGTGAAGAACGGCGGCGCCAACCTGGAAACGCTCAACGTCGACTACATGGCCGGTTACATGCTTCGCTAACCATTAACGAAAAAACCCGCCCTCGCTTGCAGGCGAGAGCGGGCCTTACCAACCTTCGGGCTATCGCCACAAGGCCGGACTAGACACCCGCATTGTAGCGAACGCCCCCAGAAAACGGGAGTGCATCGCCAATGTCGCGAGCAATCAATCACCGAGAGTTGTCCGCGTTGGTGCGCACCAAGGGTGCTGAGCAGACTGCCAGCCACTTGCGGGAAGCACTCGAAGCCAAGCAAATCAAGGCCGAAGACTTCTCGATTCGCGAGTTGGCCGAACACCTGATTCCTGACGGGCGCGAATTCGTAAACATGCTCGCCCCCGGCAAGTCCGGTGGTATCAGCATGTTGTCGGAAAACGCCGTAAAGACGACCGACTTTGGCAACATCACCGGACCGGTGATTTACAGCAAGGTGAACGAAGGCTTCAAGAATCCGTTGTTCATCGGCGATTCGCTGGTGGACGTGATTCCGACCCAGTTCTCTGGCGAGCGGATTCCCGCCATCGGTCAGATGGGCGATAAGGCCGAGAGCGTCACGGAAGGCCAGCCCTATCCGATGGTCGGTCTGAACGAGGACTACATCGACACGGCCGCGACCGTGAAGAAGGGCCTGATCATCCCGGTCACGAAGGAAGCGATCTTCTTTGACCGCACCGGCCTATTGCTGCGGCGTTGCGCCGAAGTCGGCTACTGGCTGGGCGTGAACAAAGAGAAGCGAATCATCAACACGGTCACGGGCCAGACCGGTTACAACAACTACAACTGGAAGGGCACGACTTCCAACACCTACAACGCGGCATCGCCGTGGGCCAACAGTCAGTCGAACACGCTGACCGACTACAAGGACATCGAGGATGCCCAGTTGCTACTCGATGCCATGACGGACCCTAGCACGGGCGAACCGATCATGGTGATGGCGAACGCCATCTTGGTTCCGACCGCCTTGAAGTACACGGCGGCACGAATCCTGAACTCGACCGAAGTTCGCGTCGGTGACGGTGCTTCGACCACGGTGCAGACCATCTCGCAGAATCCGCTCAGCGGTCAGTCGTTCGCGATCCTGTCGAGCCAGTACGTCAAGAGCATCACCACGAGTGCCTCAACTTGGTACTTCGGTGACTTCAAGCGAGCTTTCGCTTACATGCAGAACTGGCCGCTGACCGTCTCGCAATCGGCCGAGAACAGCGAAGTCGATTTCACCAACGATATCGTGCTTCGCTACAAGGCCAGCGAGCGTGGCGTTGCCCAGGTCATCGAACCGCGTTGCGTGGTCAAGAACACCTAATCGGACTGGTGACTCATGGCGAAAGCCCCAGAGAAGTCGGAGCCAACTCCGGCGAAGTACGTTGTCACGCTGTACCCGATTGACCCGGTTACGGTGGAAGCGAATTCGCCCGAAGAGGCGAAGGCGAAGTTCAATGAGATTTGCGGCATCGTCCGCACTGTGAACGAGTACAAAATCGAACCCGTTGCCTAGAGGAATTCAATGCGAACGATTGTGTGCCGCATTGCCGTGATTCTGGCATTGGTGTCGCTTGTGCCGTCCGTGGTGCGTGCTGATCGTGTGACTCAGACCACCAACCCGGCGTCGGTAACTTCCGAGTGGCAGGATGTGGGAACAACGGTCACGACTGCCGACAACAGCGGTTCGATTGTCACGAATCCAGGCAGCATCAGCACGCTGAATACGACACGCCTGTATGTGTCGATGCAAGCACGATTCACCAGCGTCCAGTTTCGTTTGAAGTATCCAACGGCCGGAACCGTTACCACGAACATCATTGTGCAGCCGTTTGGATTGACGCTAGGCGGACTTTACCAACGGCTAGTGGATGCCACGGCACTGCATCAAATCCCGCTCACTGTCGATACGACCAACGACGTGCGGGACGGAACCTACAGCTACACGCAACCGGCCGAAGTTGATGCGCAGGCTTGCGACAAAGTTTTAATCGCTGTTTATACCGCCCTGGCTGGTACGAGCCTTACCGGGGCTACCATCCAGGCGCGAGTAAAATAACCATGCGGTTTGTCGGTTCTCTTATCCTCTGCTTGCTGTTGCTGTGCGGTTCTGCGCTTGGTGCAGGCTCGCGGTTGGCGAATATCGTCGCCACCGACTGGGGCAGTCTGAACGGCACCACGGCAACGGGTGGGCCTGGAAACTCTGGTCTGGCTGCGATTGATACCGGCTGGACGTTTAAGGCGTTCTCAACTTCTGTACCGGCACCGCCTACGGCGTATTCGTCCGCTACCGGCTACATCGAAAACGCCAGCGGTGCGAGCAAGTACATCCAGCCGTATCGAACACTGACGACCGGCGACCCGATGGTTGGCACTGGCCTGTCGGCGGACCTTAGCGAAATCTGGATGGATTGCTGGGTACGCGGCGAGTGGGACGGAACCGCGATCACATCGCAGACGACTTCAACAACGCCGATTATCGGCAGTTCGCCGTTCTATCGTGCCATCGTCTATTGCAACGGTGCTGCAACGTACACACCGCAAGGGTTTGCTCTAACGACTCAGCATTCTGTTCCAGCATCTACTAGATATCCGTGGCAACTCGCAAGCTCAACGGCGGTTGTCCATGCCGGATGGAACAAATGGCACCACTTAACTGTGCGGTTCTACCAGAACGCAACCGGAAAGATCGGCATCTACCTGAATGGCGTGCTCGTCCACGAGTCTACAGGCGACACCAGCCAGACCGCTTCCGGTGCCAATCTGCGATTCACGATGCCAGCCGTAACCGGCGTGAAGTGGCAATTCACCGGTCCGATTACGTTGTGGCAGGGACCGGGAGACGCGACGGGTGCCGCTGGCTACCAGCTAAATCCTAAGTGGGAAATTGACAACGTCAACGCATCGCTCGTCACGCGCATCTATCAGCCGTGGAATGTTCAATCGTCGGCTACCAACGGCAGCTATTTTGTTTCCGGTGGCACAGGAACCGTTGCGACCGATGCCGAGTATGCAATTGCGGCCAGTTCGCCTTACCGGCATCGCCTAGTTTTCTCTGGCAATGGGAACGCACCAACTGCCACGACAATTGATGAATTCGGAACCATGCCAGTCAATGAACAAGGCTGGACGCATATCGTCGTTTCCGACGTATCGGCACCAAGCGGAACTACGTTCAAGCTGGCCCTGTACTCGCCGGGAACCACCACGGTTACATCCTACCTGCAAGCCACTGGCGGCACGCTGGTTTATTCCGAGGATGGGACGGCAGCAAACGCCATCAACGTCTGTCCGTGGACCTACGCGAGCAGGTACGCGATTGTCTGGCACATGAACGTCGATGGTCGAACTGCGGTTTCCACGTTTGAGTTGACCACAGCGACGTATACCAGTTTTTCCACGTCCAAGATGGCCTATTCGATGCGGTTGGCCGCACGAACGCCGGGGACGATCACGATTGGCAAGGCGATTTGCACCGCGACCACAACGGCTAGCAACGTCGAAATGGGCTACTTGGCAATTGGGCGGCGTCCCAGCTTTAGCACGGCCGATTCGCTGACAGCATCATCGTACTCGGCTAGTCCGACGATACGCACATCGACTTGCGTTGCTCGCTCGCTCCCGTGGGGCGAAGAGTCGACCAATATTCCGGGAGCGTACTGGCCGCGTCAGCAAGACGGAATGCCCAGGCGGCTAATCGTGGCACCGCTCGGAACGTTCGGACTGCGGAGGCGTGACCTGACGCAAGGCGTTCTAACCGGGATGCAGCATACCTACGGAATCGAGGTTATCGCCATTGACGGCGGGAGCATCAACGATATTTCCGAAATCGGCGTGAACGACGCTGCTCCGACGAACATGCAACTCAAAGAGCATTTACGGTTTTTCCTACAGCAGTGTGCGGCTAATGACGTATCGGTATGGATCGGCACAATGCTGCCGAGAAACCTGCGGACCATCACGCCATCGGCTGTATCTGGGACCACAACGCTAACGATCACTGCCACGGCCAACGGGATTGGTGCCGGTTCTCGTGCGTATCTCGTTGGCTTCACGGGCGGAAGTATCGACGGACTCTACACGACTGCCACGTGGGCAACGAATAGCTGCACAATCACGAGTGCGAGCGGCGGCGGAACTTACAACACGATGGGAACGATCTACGGCTACTCGACCCAAGAGAGTGCGGCTATCACGCAATACAACAAAGACATTCGCGACTTGGTTGCTCGCTATCAATCCAAGGGTCTTTTCAGCCTCTCGGACATCGAAGCTGATACGGTCGCGAATGCTTCGCTCTATCCCAACACGGGGGCAGGTGCAGCCAGTCCGGTAACGGGATTCTGGCAGGACTTCACGCACCCCAACACGGACCCGTACAACGCGACCGATGCGTTACGCGGAGCCGGTACGGTTGCGAAGCGGATGGTCAATCTCAAGGTCACGCCACCGTCATCGGTGCCACCACGCCGGCCGTGGGCTTATCGAGGGACGAACTAATGCCAACCGATGCCCAGCAAATCGCCACGATCCGCAC